AAAATTTTCAAGATCCTTAGAAGCTTTCTTCATACGATCATTCTGGTCATCAAACCAAATTTTTTGGTGGGCCAGAAAAGGAGTTTCAGGTATAAAATAAGTTCTTAATTTATCTCTTGCCAAATCATCCATAGGCAAATACTCAGGTTTAGGGCTAACCGACCATATAGGTACATGGCGGCGCTTTAACTCATCCATAAAAATGGGAGAATCAATAAGCTCTCTTTTTGTAGGGAATCCCATTTGTGTATAGGGTTTTCCGCAAGAGGCGGCCATATTAAATTCTACCTCACTTGATATAGAGGAGTTTCTCATAAAGTAAAGCATACGTTTAGTATATTGTAGAGCAAGATCAAAAGCAGGATTATCAGGACATACTGGATTTACATCACATTTTTCAAAGGATTTCATAAATCTATCAGTTGTAACTTTATTTGTTTTTGTGTCACGGTATCTGGAAATCAAATCAACGCCCCGGTCAGCAACAAAAAGTTCCCACCAGGGACAAGGGGTATCAATTCCAGAAGTTTCTTTGATTCTTGAAATCAAAGGGGGACTGAATCCAACCTGTTTCATGAATTTATAGGGGTTAACAGTAGCAGCAACAAATGCATCAGCAATCTTAGGGTGAAAAAAAATTTTCACAGGATCATCAAAATTTATAGGTTTATCAATAACAAAATCAGTTGTAGACTCGTCAGAGTTTAACGACTCGGGAGTTAGTCGAGTCCTCGGCGAAAATCCACAAGAGATAAGTTTTCAAAAATACAAGGATGTAGAGCAGTCATAACATTAGCCTTATTAGCACCAGTGGTGCCAATATGCATACCAACAACATGAGAATTAGAATTGATAATTAAACCTCCACAGGAGCCAGGAACACTATTGTAAGATACATTAGTTAGAGCTCCTGCACGGGAGAGACAATTTCCAATTGATTGAAAACAACCAGTTGAAGCTTGTAGAGAATACCATCTAAAAAGAAGTTGGCCAGGAATTATTTGACCTAATTGAACTATATCAGCATCACAGGCAATAGGAGCGCATTTAAGCATACCAGTGACTTCTTGATTTGTACAGAAAACTATATCTGCACCGACTTCGGCCTCGTACAGTGCGAGAGCAGATACGACGACGGTGAGATTTTTTGATTGAGATATAAAAGTAATAGTTGCATCAGCATCTATTGAATTCAGGTAATGTTTAGGGAAAATAGCATATTGAGCGCCTTTACCAGGTTCATTAGCATAACTATTAGTATCATTTTTATTCTGAACAACAGAAAATTGACCAAGTAAGGTGGGACAAACAAGAGCTTCTTTTATAGAACCCTTAAACTCACCTGCCACAATAACGCCAGATTTATTATCTTGAACAGGACAGGAAAGATTTAGAACGCCAGACATAGCAGCTTCAGGTTGTATCAAGGAATAACCAACAGGTGTGATATTAGGACTTTTAGTTCTCACCGTAGGAGAAGGAAGATTCTGAGCAACAGAAGAATAAGAAGGTGCAGGTAAACTAACGAAAGTAGCTTTCAATGAGGGAACATATGAAGTAGCAGGAGGAATAGTTTGTAGAACATCTTTATATTTCTGTTTGTCTTCATTTTTTTTTGCAACTTGTTGCTTCACATCAACGAACATCAAAGAATTATCAATTGCATCAAACCTAATTTTTACATCTTGTATAAATTTTTGTTTTATGCCGAAAGTTTCAGCATTTTTTGGAAGAGTAGTAAACCACTTTTTTTCAGAAGATGTTAATTGTGCCCAATACTGGGGTTCAACATGAACAAGAGATTTTTTTCCAAAGGGAACTTCAGGTTTAGGTTTGGCAACTTTATACTTATCGTTTAAAAGTTGAGAGGTGTTTTTGAAAGACATAGCTTCAGGAGATACAGGAAGATTCTGTGTAGGGGCAACTGTCGGAGGAATAAACACAGGGGTTACACTATATTGTGGTTGGGTGTGTGATTGCGTCGGAACAAATTGATAAGTTACAGGTACTTCAGGAGTAAATCCAAGAATTTTACCTTCTTCTGGTTGAGGAGTAGGAATTATATCAACAGGTGTAGGTAATTTCACTTTTTTGGGAGGCAAAGAAGGGGAAATGACTTTTACAGCGTTCAAGGTCTTTATAGGAGGGGAGAAAACCGGTATCGCAACACCTTTAAATGCAAGTTTACCCTGCATAAAGGATGTGATAGGACGAATATTTACACTCCACTCAGGATTGTAAGTATAATTTTTCAGAACCATAGGATCTGATAAATGTTTTACAAGTGGCATAAGCTGCATTGGAATGGGAACATTCATACAAGCTTCACCCAGACGTCCAAAATGGAGCATTTGAGGGCCAGAAAAATTAAAATCAGTTGCTAAATTAGACTCTGGTGTATAAAGACCAAACACAGAGTTAATTCTTCGATGGCGAATTCTAAAGGAATTAACATATTTTATGTCAAATTTTTTTTTATTTTTTGAATTCGATTCAGGTAAGTAATCATCATAATCATATTCATTTTGATCATAAGGATTTCCATCGATAGTTG